GCGTATTTACCAGACTTACAATTTTATGAAGAAGCAATGTATACTGCAACATTGACACCTCAAGGTAGTGGTACGATTACAGTACATAGTGATTGGAACAAACTTGGATTTACAAGAATAGGTAATAAGGTTCATGTACATGGTACTATAATTGTGTCTGCAGTATCAAGTCCTGTCGGTACTAATGTTGCTCTAAACTTGCCATATCAAACTAGAGCTAATAGTAGTAGCACCAATGGACCAATTAGACAAACAGGAACTCTTGTATATTATAATAATTCAAATTGGTACTCAATGCCAATGATGATAGATGAGAATGACACAGTTGTTCTTTTGTTATTTGATAGTTTTAGAACTTTAGGTGGGGATGCACCACCAAATGTAAACACGATTGCATCTGGTTGGCAGTTTAGAGTAGATTTCCATTACTTTATAGGTAGATTTGACTAATGAAGATATTTATTAAAAACAAATAAAAAATTGTATTTCGTATAATTATATGATATATATTACTATTAATAAACAAAACTAAGGAGTTATTAAAATGGCTGAAGAAATTAAATTTAGTGAAGAGGAATTAAAGTCTCTTCAAGAATTAAGTCAAAGTTATCAAAACATTCAAGCTTCTTTTGGACAAATGAAAGTTCAGAAGATTCTTAATCAACAACAAGCTGATGCTTTAGAAGAAGCTGAAGTAAAAATGGATGCTGATTATAAGGATATTCAAGACAATGAACGTAAATTGGTTGAAGAGTTGAATGAAAAGTACGGTCCTGGTCAATTAGACCCACAAACTGGAGTATTTACACCGGCACCACAAGAAGAAGCTGCTGAAGAAGTAGAAGAATCTTAAATAAATCCTTATTCGGTTGTATTTTGAGAATTTTCTTTATATTTATATATAATGAATTTTCATATTAATTTTTAAAACCTTTAAAGGAGAAAACACATGGCAGAGAGAATAGTCAGTCCAGGTGTATTCACTCGTGAGAGAGATTTATCTTTTTTACCTCAAGGAGTATCTGAAATAGGTGCAGCTATTGTAGGGCCGACAGTAAAAGGCCCCTCATTTGTACCAACAGTAGTCAGAAACTTTGAGGAATTTGAAAGTATTTTTGGAACTTACAATAGTGATTATTACACACCATTTACAGTTAAGAACTACTTAGATAGTGCTGGAACTGTAACAATAGTAAAAGTAGGATATCTTGGTGGATACAAGGTATCAGGATTTAATTTAGTAGTTAGTGGTTCAGGTGCAACAAAGTTTGTTGTGGCTCAATTTTTACCAGCAGAACCAAATAATAGTGGTGAGGGACTAATAAGTGGTTCTTTATCAGGAGATCCTATCTCAGAAGCTAGTAACTTTGCTTTAAAGATTAATGGAGCTAATGCAACTGCTAGTGTTTCAAATTTAACATTATCAGAAAAAGGTTCAGCTACAGGCGATTTATCAAGTGCTTCTTCTAATTTTATTGGAAAGCAATTTCCTACTGCTCCTAGTGCTCAAAAAATAGGTTCGACAGATGCACCAGCGTATATGTATAAGTTTTTTAGAACTGCATTAAGTGCCTCTTTTTCAAATGGTACTATTACTGCTAACGCTTCAATGTCCATAGAAAACTTTGCTGATAATGGAATTGATTTTGCTAGTGGAACTGAATCTGTAGATACTTCAGATGGTAACTATATTAGTACCATTTCAGGTAACTCAGACGCAGCTTCTGCAAGAACACCATTTATCGTATCCCAAGATTCTACTGAATTATTTAGAATATACACGAGAGCTGATGGTACTGAAACTAATAATCATTACGCAGTAATTCGTGATGTAAAAAGACCACAAAACTCTAACTCAAGTCCAGATTATGCTGAGTTTGGTTTAGCAGTTTACACTGCAGATGGAAGTCTTGTTGAAACTTACAGTAATTTAAACTTAGATCCAACTTCGGGTAACTATATAGTTAAGGTAATTGGAGATGAGTTTCAAACTGTAAATAACGATGGTGAAATCACTGTTTATGGTGATTATCCTAATGCTTCAAGACACATTAGAGTTGGTGATTACAAAGAAAGTACATTTGAAAGTAATCCTAATTTACAGCCAATGGGATATTCTGCTGTATTAGACCCAATCAAATCTACTGCTAGTGTACCGACTGCATCCTTTAATCGTAGTCAAACGATTCCAACTGTAGATTCTAATACATATAAAGAGGACTTACCATACGGATTCAAGATAGACCCTCGTTTTGGTGAAAACGAATTAGCTGATAACAAAGCTTACTTATCTCCTATTCCTAAGAGTGAGAATGCAGGAAGTAATATTGACTTTCTTCTTACAAATATGAAGGGATTTGGAGAAGCTGGTAGTTCTGAATCAAGCAAATATACTAATTTTGCTATATCAACTCAAAATCTAAATATATCATCTTCAACTCAACAGTTAAAGTTTGCTGTACCATTTCAACATGGTTTTGATGGTATTAATCCGTCACACCCAAAACATACTGGTACATCAATTAGTTCTGCTAACACAAGTGGATTTGACATTAGTAGTGCTACTGCTAGTGGTTCTATAGCTTACAAAAGAGCTATTAACGCTGTTAGTAATCCTGATGAGTATGATATCAATATGTTGGTAACTCCAGGTATCATTCATAAACATCATAATATTATTAGTAACCATGCAATTGATAAAGTAGAAGCTAGAGCTGATGCTTTTTATGTAATGGATTCTTCTGATATTGATGATAATGTAGCTACAGCGGTTAATAATGTTGCTAACTTAGATACTAACTATGTTGCTACTTATTATCCTTGGGTTAAGATGGATGATATATCAAGAGGTTCAGGTACAGTATTAGTACCACCATCAGTAGTAATACCAGGTGTGATTGCTTTCACAGATAGTGTAGCTCACGAATGGTTTGCTCCTGCTGGATTAAACAGAGGTGGATTGACAAATGTTCGTATGACTCAGAAGAAACTTACTCATACCGACAGAGATACGCTTTACGAAGGTAGAGTTAATCCTATCGCATCCTTTCCAGGTCAAGGTGTAGTTGTTTTCGGACAGAAGACATTACAGGCTAGACCATCTGCTCTTGATAGAATCAACGTAAGAAGATTATTAATCAGATTGAAGAAGTTTATCGCTTCCTCAAGTAGATTCTTAGTATTCGAACAGAATGATAGTTCTACAAGAAGTAGATTCTTAAACATAGTTAATCCGTTCTTAGAATCAGTTCAATCCAATAGTGGTTTGAGTGCATTCAAAGTTGTAATGGATGATTCTAACAATACACCTGATGTCATAGACAGAAATCAGTTGGTTGGACAGATATTCATACAACCTACAAGGACTGCTGAGTTTATCGTATTAGATTTCTCAGTACTTCCAACGGGTGCTGCATTTCCTGAATAATAGGGAGGTGTAAAACAATAGAAGAGGGGAACAATAGTTCCCCTTTTTTATTATATCAAAAAACTATGAAAAAACTATGAAATAATAACTCAATATTCTGTATCGATTTTTCAGTTTGTTTATATTTATATATGAAAGAATTAAACACTTATTAGGAGAACTGAAATGGCAGATATAATCGATCCTTCAGAAATTATGTTTACACCCTTTGAACCGAAAGTTAAAAATCGGTTTATTATGTACATAGAAGGAATCCCTGCATACCTTATTAGAGCTGCTGCTCGACCAACTATTACATTCGAAGAAATCGAATTAAATCATATCAACGTTAAAAGATATGTTAAAGGAAAAGGTTCTTGGGAACCATTGGAAATCACTCTTTACGATCCTATTGTACCATCAGGTGCACAGGCAGTTATGGAGTGGGTTCGTTTACACAAAGAATCTGTTACAGGTAGAGATGGATACTCAGACTTTTACAAGAAAGATGTTACTTTCAACGTATTGGGTCCTGTAGGAGATAAAGTAGAAGAATGGACACTAAAAGGTTCTATGATTCAATCTGCTAACTTTGGTGACATGAATTTTGAAACCAATGAACCTAATGAGATTACATTAACACTAAGATACGATTACGCTATCTTACAATTCTAAGAGGATAATATGAATTTTTTAAGAGAAATGCTTTCTAGTGATGCTAAAATCTCTAGTAAAAGATTTGTCGGTTTTATGGCTTTCTTTATGCTGATTTGTAGTTGGGGTGCTGATACCTTTTCTGCATTTGAGGTCAAGGACAAGATATTGGAATGTTTTATGTACATTTCAGTAGTTGGACTTGGTGTTACAGCGGCTGAGAAGTTCGGTAAAAAATAGTTATAGTTCAAAACTAAATCATAGGAGTCAAATATGGCTGAAGTCAAGTTCCCTACGGAAGTAGTGGATTTGCCGTCAAAGGGATTATTGTATCCAGAAGGTAGCCCCTTATCATCTGGTAAAATAGAAATCAAATACATGACGGCAAGAGAAGAAGATATTCTAACATCTGCTAACCTTATTAAACAAGGTGTGGTTGTAGAGAAATTATTAGAGTCACTTATAGTAGATAAATCAATTAAGGTAGATGATTTACTGATTGGTGATAAGAATAGTATTTTAATCGCATCAAGAATACTTGCGTATGGTAAAGAATATGAAGTAGAGATAGATGGTAGGAAGATAGAGGTTGATTTAACCACATTAAAAGATATACCATTAGATGAGAGTATAATAACCAAGGGTGCTAATGAATTTGAGTTTGAACTACCAGCTACTAAAAGAAACAATAAAATATTTGATAATATCTTTGATATAACAAGAACTACAACAGGAATAGTATCACAATTTAATCCTTATGTAAAAACACAATGTGAGTTAAAGCAAGACGGTTTTATTTTGTTTGAAGGCTATTTAAGACTAATAGATATATCTGATATAAATGGAGAGATAAGCTATAATGTAAACTTATACTCTGAAGCTATTGCATTAGCAGATTTTTTAAAAGAGAGAAAGTTTAGTGATTTAGATTTTAGTGAGTTAGCACACACTTACGATAAAGTGTCTATTAAAAATAGTTGGGATGATGCAGTTGGTTTACCTTTAACCAACCCACTATCTACAACTAGTTATGCTTACAAAGGTATATTAGGAGTTAATAATACTGCGGTTTTAAAATATCCTTTTGTAGATTGGCAGCACGACATTCTCTTGTCAAATGGTACTAATGGTATTACCGACAACCCAGAGCTATCTAGTTTGAATCAGGTGTTTAGACCTTGGATTCAATTAAAATATATAATAGACAGAATATTTGAAGGCACGCCTTTTACCTATACAAGTGAATTCTTAGAGAGTGCAGAATTTACTAAATTGTTTATGGATTTTAATTGGGGGTCTGGTGAGCTACCAACTTTTATAACTTCATCTGGCGGTAATGTTACTACTACTTATGGATATGGATTGTGGCAATATGAACTAGGAGG